CGCTAATGACCTGGGCCAACAAGATTAAAGATTGGTTCAGGTACTGGTTCGTCGACGACCCAATCGAGATAGCCCGAGTTACCACCGTACAGCTATGCGGATTTCTGCCGACGGTTGATACCGTCACGAAGATCCTGGCTGTAGGGAACCCCTCCCTAAACACTGGCATATCAGTCGCTTATGCGATCTGCGCTGCGGTATCCCACTTCAAGGCCAAGCAAGCGTTCGTAGGCACCACGCCTGACGCCGCGCCATCAGTCGATGGTGTTATGGTTGAAGGTGAATGGGTAAAATAGTGGCTCGCTGGGGGGATACGCAGGACGATCTCGACAAGCAGCGCCGCGTGCGCCGCGCCCTTCTAGGCTTGTGCGTCGACATGCTCACAATCGGCGTCTTGATCGGTGTGATCTTGTCGATGATGGTTTACCTCTTCGTAGGTTACCTTCCGAGGTAACTCACCAAAAAGTACTTTTTACTACCCACAGGAGTATTACGATGACCACCGCAAACGCACGACTTAATGCTCAGAGCGAGCGCAACACCCAGATCAAGGTGCTCGCCATGAAGTACGCCATCGACGCTAAGTCCGACGGCGAGGCACCCGATGTTTTAATCGCTCGGGCGCAGGCTATCTTCGAGTTCATGAAGGACGACGCTCCGGTCAACTCGCTCGAGGTCGTCAAGAGCTTCCCGGGGGCGTAATGACAGAGAAGCTTAAAGAAGCCAGCGAGCTCATCAAAGACTCAACTCGCGAGAAGCTCGGGCTTATGACGCCCGAGGAGTTGGCTCTGGCGCTCCAAGTGACGGTGACTACGCTCCAGACCTGGCGCGTGCAGGACCAAGGTCCGCGGTACGTGAAGCTCGGCAAGGGGGTGTTTTATCGGTACAGGGACGTCGAGGCTTGGTTCGAGGACTGCCTGTCGCCCCTGCAAGGAGCTCAAAGTGCCCAGGAACAAACACCAAGTACCACTGAAGCAGTGGCGTAAGTGGTCCGACGGGGCCCGTGAGATGTTCAACGCGCTGTTCAGTGACTTCCGCGTGCAGGCCGACAACGCCCACCCCGATGCGGCTCGATTGCCTAGAGCACACTGGAAGACCCTTCGGTGGAATTTCGCCTGGTATGCTGCTTCTCTTCATGACGAACTCGGCGGCCGGGGTTTCACATCACTCTCTCACCCGGGGGGACGGTAAGGTGGAGGACGAAGAAACCCCGACCACTGATTCTGGGAAGAAGACGGTCGTTTCTTTCCCCAAAAAGTCTAGGCGGCCCGCTCCGGCGGCTCCGGCCGCCCCGGAAGCACCTGCTCCATCACCCACAGTAAATCCTGAGGTTGTCGCATACCTGACCACACTGCTCGCACGAGCGAAGCGCGGGGAGATACAAGCGTTCGGATTTGCTTCTGTAGATCACGAGCATGTCGTCCGGCATAGCCTGTACGTTGGGAGCGGGGAGTATCAGAACGGCCTTGTCGCAGCTGTGGCATATCTATCCCATGAGTTGGTCGCACAGAATTTAAGTGAAGATGAAGAAGACGAAGAAGACTAGGGAGGTTAAGGGGGCGCTTGCTTTCGGGTTAGTCGAAATTGTGAGCCGCCTTGATCTGTATGACTTTGAACTTTGCGTAGTAATTGGGCCCGCTGGAGGGCTCCAGGAATATGCGCGATGGAAATTTGAGGATCCACGTTTCGACCTCCGAGGGCCGTATCATGGGTTGCATTTATGCAAAAGAGGCTATCCGTCAGTGATTTGGTTGCCTCGCCGCCCGAGAACTCCGACGGAGATCAGTACCCTCAGCCACGAAGTTCTTCATGTCGTGCGCCGGTTATTCGAGTGGGTAGGCATCCCACTAACGAGAGACACTGATGAAGCATACTGCTACGCGCTTGGCCATCTTGTCAAGGATGTTTTGACACAGTTTGGATGCAGGGGAGCCCACTATGGCAAAGAAATCACAGTTAACACCTGAAGCCGTTGAATCAATTAAGTTTTGGATGCACAGGGGCTGGCGGCCACACATCGCCTTTGCCATCACCGCGCATTTTCAGATCGAGTCGTACCCTGACTTGCGGACCGAAGTCGTCGGTGACAAGCATATCAAAGCCCGCAACGGCATCCCTGAGGGGTCGTACGGTATCGGCCAGTGGAACAGCAGCCGCAAGATGGGGCTGTTCTCCTACGCCAAGCGCGTTGGCATGAAACCATCGGACCGTCAGCTGCAATTAGAGTATGCCGCTTACGAGATGGCCACCACGGAGAAGTTCGCCGCGGACGAGCTGGCTCGGTCCAGCACGATTTACGGTGCGACGCGGGCGTTCATGCACTTCGAGCGCCCCGCCGGGTACACGAAGTTCTGGCCGACGCTGGGCTCGCACTTTGCCAAGCGCCTGGCCGCGGCGATCCAGCTCGAGAAAGAGTGGAACGCTAGTGTTCATCGCTAAGCTCATCAACGCCAAGGGTGAGGTCGTCGAGGCCAAAGCCCGGATGCGCTACGCCGTGTACGTCAAGATGTACTACGGCAACAAGATCGTTGCCATGTTCGAGAACATGACGGGGGCGCAGGCCTGGCGCGACAAGTACTGGTCCGTCGGCGGCGAAGTCGTCGCCCTCGTTCGTGACGATGACGACCACGTTGCAGGCTACCCCACCACACCCACCGCCAACGCCGAGGCGCTCAAGAAGATGGAGGACAGTTAAGTGTCCCTGTTCCATGACTACCCGATGTTCGAGCCCCACAGCTCGGGCGACATCAAGGACCGGATCGAGATCGCCCGCCAGGCCATCAACCGCACCGTGCCGGAGCTTGCTGCCCTGGGGCGGTCGCTCGGCGGCAGGCAGGTTACAGCCTTGGGCGTTGAGACGTTCAGCCGCGTCAGCGAGAGTGGGTACCAGGAGCTGGGGCTTAAGTTCGAGAAATACGGCAGTGACAAAGCTTGGCACAAGTATCACCACTTTTACGGGTCGCTGTTTACTCCCGGCACCACAAAGATGATCTTCGAGATCGGGCTTGGGACTAACAACACCGACGTCGTATCTAATATGGGGGCAGCCGGGAAGCCCGGGGCGTCTTTGCGGGCGTTCCGGGACTTCTTCCCGCGGGCTCACATCTGGGGTGCAGACATTGACAAGCGGATCTTATTTACCGAAGATCGTATCAACACGTTCCACGTCGACCAGACCGACGATAAGTCGCTAGAGGCGCTCGTAGGTGGGTTGCCTGACGGTATGGACTTGATCATCGACGACGGGCTGCACTCGCCCCTGGCAAACCTCCCCACATTAAGGCACTGCCTGCCCAAGATTCGCCAAGGTGGGCTCGTAGTGATCGAAGACATCCAGCCGAACACGCTGGACGTTTGGCGCACGGTCGCTGCCATGCTGCCCAACAAATACGTGCCGTTCCTAATCGAAGGCCACTGTGGGTATCTGTTCGCCGTTCAGCGCGTCGGCTAAGTCCACGCTGCGGAACTGATATGGATCTTTTCCCGTGTCTTGCGCCTTATTAAGTGACGACCGACCATCTCCCCCATGCCGCCGTGTGCGGCCAAGCATGCGTATTGGAGGGCGTCTGCGATATGCGAGAACTCATTTTTATCTGGTTTGGGTTTACGCTTGCCGTCGCGTGTATTAGCGTAGCGATAACCCCCCGACAGAGCCCTAATCAGGGTTGGGCAGTGGCGTCTATCGAACAGGATAGCCGGGCCGCCGTCACGCTGGGCCAGCAGAAACGCCTCTACGGCACGCAGGCGTGGGTCGATATCATTGGTTGGCGCGGGGAACGCCGCGAACCCCATGCGCTTAAGGACGTCGAACGTGGTTTCCTCGTATATGGAGCTCTTCGAGACGCCCGACGGATCACCGATCATCGCGACCGGCTTCGCCAGGTACCGCGGCAGCATAAGGGTGGGGCGCAGTGCCCCCTGGATGTGCGCCTCGAGCCCCGTGTCGGCTGCCGCTACTTCGCCTAGCACCAAGAGCCGCCCCTTATGGTCGACCTGGGTAATCACACTGCACGGATCACGGCCGAAGTCCTGGCCGATGATCAGAATGTGACCATTGACCGGTTCGAGCTCGTCAACAACATGAAACGACGACTTGAAGCTGTCCCTAAAGACGGCGCTGCCGGATGGGTCATCACCGAATTGGGCATGAACATAACGGTTTACCCAGTCCTCCCCGTAGGATCGCGCGAGACGTTCGTAATAGGTTCGGCCCTGAGCGAGACGGCCCGCGTCGTCAATGGGGAGCTTGAGCGTGTCCGGCGTCTGCACCAGCCACTCCAGGTTCTCCGCATCATCACTTAGGCCGCCCGGCTGAATGAAGATCTGCCAGTCCGGCGGGGTGTCGGTGGCCATAAATTTGTGCCACTCGGAACCCTCGGACGGCATGTTCGTGTCGGCGATGAGCCCCATCCACGAGGCACCGCCCATGTTCGCTGACGGATACCGGCCGCACCGACCGGCCAGCGCGGCCACCAGGTCGCTATCCATCTCGATGGCTTCCGACATCCACGCGCCAGTCAGCTGCATGGAGAGCAAGCGGCGCTGATCTTCGGGGTTGTCGAGGGGGATCAGGATCCACTCGCTGCGAACATCGCCTATTTGTATGTAGATCGTCTGGTCACTGACCTTGTACTGGGCGATGCCCTCGAGCCAGGTCACGATATCCTTGAGAACAGTGTCTTTCAGCTGCTTGAGGGTTTGCCGGACGATGGCGAACCGGGTGTACCTGAGCCCGTCCGGGGCCGGATGTTGTTCACATGCCCGCCTGAGTAGTTCAAAAATACAGCCAGTCGTCTTGCCGGAGCCGACCGGCCCGGCGATGAGCCGTCCGAAGCTCTCGCTCTTCATGAATCTGGCGACGGTTGGTGGCGCGTCGAAGTTAATCGCGGGCATTTTTATGCTTTCGGATGTACTTTGCTGCTCGTAGCATGGTTGCGGGACAGTCCTTCAGTTTCCCCACACCGCTGTTACAAGCCCAACACAGTAACCCTCGCACTTTCCCCGTCTTATGGCAGTGGTCGACGTGTAGTCGCCTAAGCGGCGGCCGTCGGCATATCGCGCATTTGCCGCGTTGTTTCTTGAATAAGGCGTCCCATTCCTCTGGCGTCAAGTTGTAGCGGCGTCGTAATTCATAACTTCTTTGGTGGCGCTGCTTGCACTTGAGGCAGATGTTGCGGTCTTTTCGAAACGGTCCAGTCGTCGTGTTGCACTTGCTGCAACGCTTAGACATTTAGTCCCCCAATACTTCTCCGTCGATTACCTTGGGGGGTAACACCTTGTCGAATTTCAGCTTGTCGTCGTTCCCAAGGTTGATAGTGATGCTGAACTTTTCGGCTCCTCCGCCCTCTACCCCAGCACCGGTGAGTCCCATGCCCGCGATGCGCGCGAGCAATTTGCCTAGTTCGACCTTGCCGCTCAGGGGGGCATTTCGGTCGTGAAGAATTGAATTTGCCTCGGGGAGCCACTCCTCGACGAGGGCTGCCGCCTTCAGGGAAGTTCGCTCGTTCGTGTTCGTAGCACTCTGCCAAGCGACGATTTCCGCTTCGAGCAGCTTACGGAACGATGCGTTGCCCTTGATCTCATCCCAGGTTTCAAGGTCGATTTGGTACGTTTTAAGTATAGTTTCAATATCGTGATGATCAAACGCAATCTCTCTTGCGAGTTTGATCAGTAAAAGCTCGTCCCTGTGATGTGTAAGCGCCGTGGGTAGCGTCATGTTACCTTACTGCAACCAACAAATTATTGCATCCTAGTTGCCTTATACTGTACAACCATGTCAATGGTCCAGGCTCTTCCACAGGCAGGCGTATTGCGCGTTGTGCCGCCAGCCCAGTTGGAGCAATCCATCAAGGCGGCGGATAAGTCGCGCGTGGACGCTGAGGAGGCCGCTAAGCTTGACGACGTTGTTGAGTCAAACCTGGCCGGATTTATTCGTCGGGAGTTCTCGACCTTCCAGAACCACCGCAACGACGCGATGGCCGGGTGGGACCAGCGGCTCCTAGACGCGCTGCGTACGTTCAACGGGAAGTACGACCCCACTAAGCTTGCCGAGATCAAGAAGTTTGGCGGCTCTGAAGTGTACGCCCGCCTGATCGCCATGAAGTGCCGCGGAGCCAGCTCGCTCCTACGCGACGTTTATCTTACCCCCGACAGGCCGTGGGGTATTCAAGCGCCTGCCGATCCCGACGTTCCGCAGGAACTTGTCGCCAGCATCGGCCAGCTGATCCAAGCCGAGCTCGCCACGCTTTCCCAGGTGGGCCAGCCCATCGACCCCAGCGCCATCCGTGACCGCACGAACCAGCTCATGGAAGCTGCGCGGCAGGCTGCGAAGAAAGAAGCTGAGAAGCGCGCCGAGCGCGCCGAGGATATGATTGAGGAGCTTCTCGATGATGGCGGCTTTTACAAAGCGCTTGCTGAGTTCCTCGTCGACCTACCTCTTTTCCCATTTGCCTGCATCAAGGGCCCCGTTGTCCGTATCGTCCCAACTGTTAGCTGGGCGACCGGAACCGCACAAATTGAGCAGAAGCCTAAGCTCTTCTGGAACCGGGTATCCCCATTTGATCTATGGTGGACCCCGGGGGTCAATGACATCGAAGACGCTGCCGTCATTGAACGGACGCGACTGACCCGCACCGACCTGAACGACCTCCTCGACCTCCCAGGGTATGACCATGACGCCATCCGAGCGGTACTTGATGAGTATGGTCGTGGTGGCCTTGTTGACGACTGGGATTCGACTGATACGGAACGCGCTCAGCAAGAGAGCCGCGAAAATCCGCGCCTTAATACTAGCGGTCTTATAACCTGCCTCGAGTACACCGGCTGCGTGCAGGGGCGCGTGCTGCTCGAGTACGGTATGTCGGCCGACGAGATCCCGGACGAGCTGCGTGACTACGCCGTGCAGGCGTGGCTGATCGGCCGCCACATCATCAAGGTGCAGTTCTCCCCGAGCCCGCGCAAGCGGCACCCTTATTTCATTACCAGTTTCGAGAAGGTGCCCGGTACCCCCGTGGGTAACGCCCTTCCAGACATTCTCGCCGACATCCAAGACGTTGCCAACGCGACCATGCGTGCTCTGGTGAACAACCTCAGCATCGCGTCGGGACCGCAGGTCGTCATCAACGACGACCGCCTGGCACCGGGCGAGGACGGCGAGCAGCTGTACCCGTGGAAGCGGTGGCACATGACCACGGACCCCATGGGGAACAACTCCCAGGTGCCCGTGAGCTTCTTCCAGCCCAACTCGTACGCGGGTGAGCTGCTTAACGTTTACAAAGAATTCAACAACATCGCCGACGAGCTCTCCGCCATCCCGAAA